ACTGAGTTTCTCTGAGTGGCAGAGTCAAGAAACATCTCAGAGATGGCCATATTATAGTAATAGCTATTATAGAATGTATTATATGCAAGTACATCTAATAGCACATTCATATTTGAGCCTTCGTAATCGAAGTCTTTGAACCTTTCTTGGCTCTTAAGGAAAGTCTTGAGGTCTTCCTTCGTTGCTAGAAAGTCAAGATTCGTTACTGGTGAAATGTCTGTCATTATCTTACCCTGTTCAGATCGATTGTAAGTGATGAGTCTCTTGTACTATTTAGTACTGTGAATATAACTTGCACTTTTACAGCATTGTCATCTATATTCGACTGTACAAGTACATTCTTTACAACACAGCGAGGCTCATATGTACTAATTGTTGTTTTAATATTCTCTTTGATGATCAATATTGTATTGGCATCTATATTCTCGAATAGACTACCTCGTATATCACACCCTATGTCTGGCTGAAAGAGTCTTTCACCACGATCTGTCATGAGTAGATTCTTTATACTCTGCTTCACAGCATTCTCATTCACTACACGAGCGACATCAGCCCGCCCAGGTACTTGTTCTAAGTTACCCAGAAAGTCTGAAAAATATTCTACGCCTCTAGAGCGCCGTGTTACTCTTGCCATTTTTATACCCTTTATAGATTATTTATAGTATATACTAGGTTCTTTTTATTTTAAATCCATCTATATTATGCTTATCAAGCAGTTCTTGTATATCAGTTCCCTCTTGGCCACTAATACTTGGACTTAGATATGCTCTTCGATTCGATAATGATAAAGTAATATATGATGGATATACAGAGATACCTGTAAAGCCTGCTCTACTTGCCGCTACAATGGTATCTTTTCGAATCTTTGGTGTTACACTAATGTCAATTGTATAGCCTGTATTATGTGGTACCTTTGGTGATCTCTTGAGTGTAGAAACAAACTTAGGCTTTACATATCCCTTCTCTACAGTATATGTCTCACCTGTTTGCTGAACAAGTCTCATGAGTCTCATCCATACTGTGTTATTGACTTTCTGCCAGCCAGGTTGCTTACCCAGTGCATCTTCTTCTGTCAACTGAGGACCAAATGATATATTCGTACCTAGACCACTTTCATCCATCGTGGCAATTGCTTGCATCTCAGTCTCACTCATCTCTTTACTATCTACATACACTGCATCTGTGTTTGATGGTGGTGCATTTGAGTTAATATTATCAATTGAACTCTTCTTCTTAGAGGCCCTATCAGCATCACTTATTCGTACAGCACCATAACTCACTGCACTTTGTACTGTCTTGGCTTGCTGAGACTGTATGGCTCTTGATTGACTACCTACAGTTGTTGCAAATTTATTTAACTCTAGTGCAGGTTGCATGAGTTTTGCTTGTAAATCTTGTGCCATTTGACATAATCTAAACATGAGATTTGCTATATTCTGTGGTGTAAGTCTCTCAAATGACTCAGCTAATTTCACTACTAGCTTCTCCATGTCTTCAATAATCTTCTGGACAGAAGCATCTTTCATATAGTTGTTAATATCTTTCTGTACCTTAGCAACCTTTTTCATAATGGCCTTAGCGGCAGAACCAGCTACTTTAATGATACCCAGTACAGAAGCAACTGCGGCAATCGCAACACCCTTCGCTGCCTTAATGGCACCTTCAATGATCTTCTCTAATATACCCATAAGTGTCGCAAGTACACCACGCTGTTTAATACTCTCTGCTAACTTCTTAACATCTTTCTCTAGTAAGTTATTGATATCACCAATGAGTGCTTTACCTGTATTCACTACTTGTGTAAACTTATTCAACTCAGTGAGTATATCATTATAAGCACCACATATACCACCGGTCAATTTTTGACCAATATTCGTTGCAAAATGAAAGTCTAACTTCTGAAGAAACTCATACATCAGTACAGGTACAATCGTAGATACATCACCATCTATCAATGCACCATATATGGCAAGATTACTTCGTACATCATTCACATCACTTCTTGCTGATCTTAACTTAGCAAGTGTCGATGCCCCAGGACCAAATCCTTGATTCGCACCCCCAAATCCCTGATTTGTAGTACTTACTGCACCAGATACGGGCAATATAGTACTACTCCCTATATCACTACTCTGTGGTATAGTCAAACTACCTGTATCCGTAGTAAACTGTGTAGCACCAGGCACATTTGTAAACCTCGAACCACCTCCAATATCACTAGTCTGGAGTATACCCGCACCTGCTGTACCACCTGCACCAGTACCAGCATTTGTTGAATTACCAGTAATCTCACTTGGAGTCAGAGGCGTAGACTGTCTTCCTGATAGTGTCGATGAATCACCAATGACTCTTGTCTCACCAGAACCAGTTAATACGCCACCACCAGATTGAGGTATTTGTGTACTAGAGTTAGATAGAGAACTATCAATATCATCAATACTAATACCTGAAGCACTACCAGGACCACTTGTACTACCTGCACCTGCTGTAGTACTTAATAATGCATTAGGGTCTAGACCAATACCAGGTCCTGTAACTGAACTACCATCAATACCTGTACTCAGTGAAGTATCTAGTGCTAGACCATCTGCATTAGGACTATCAAAGCCTGTTGTATATCCACTTGGATCACTGTATATGCCTACTGAACCATCTACAGCACCTGTATTACTATATGCTCCTTGATTGGCACCAGATATACCACCAATGCCTCCAGTACCACCACTACCCGTGCCTATTCCACCAGTGCCACCTGTACCGCTTCCTATTCCACCTGTACCGCCAGCACCACTACTACCCGTGCCTGAACCTGTTCCAGTTCCGGATCCTGTAGTACTAGTCCCTGTCCCAGTGATGCCACCAGTTCCAGAAATGACAGGTAAGTCTTTATTATAATCAGCGAGTACTGCACCTATTTCCACTAAGTCATCACTATTCGAAATGGCATATTCTGCTAAATCAGAAGCAGAAACTCCCCCTTCCTTGACTTGTTGATCAAGATTTTCGAGGTCACCAAGAGGTATTTGCTGTAGAATATTGTTTAGATCAGAGGTGGCATTCGCTAATGTTTGCTGATCAAGTGTCACAAGAGGGTTATCTAGACTATCATTTGTTGCTTGTTCTGTCAAGTCTATTATGGCATTCACCAATGCGGCACTGTTCTCATTGAGCAGTTCAGTCGCTGCCTTAGCTCCAAGAGGGGTTATATTATCGCATTCTCTACTCATGGTTACTCCATTAAACCTGTGATGAACGAGGTAAGTCGCTCAATAACTGCATCTTTCTTTGCTCTACTCTTAGGAATATCGCCTGGTGATACTACACTTGCAATCTCTGTGACTGATTCTTGTGCATCCTTAAAGTCTTTTTGCGGGTCTCTCGCACTCTCTTGTGCTGTTACATTGTCTGTCGCAGTATCTGGTAAACCTGATCTAGCACTATTACCATCATTGAGGCGTACTTGAGAGCCTGTTACATTCGCTCTACCACCTGATTTAATGTTTGCTGTACTACCTGCTGTCATGTCTGCTTGACCACCTGCGTTAATTGCTGTACTACCACCTGCGCTTAATCGAGCATCTGCACCACAATTAAAGTGCATTGCACCCCCGGATTTAATCGTTGCTGTGTCAAGAGAGTTCACTGCCCACTTCTCACCAGCAGTAAATGACATATTCTTACCTGCATCTAGATGAATAATGTCGGGTGAATTGATCTCAATACCATGATGGCCAGCATCTTCGTATGGCAATAACTGCTCTGATACACAAGGAGTACCCTCACTACTGATCTTTGTATATGTCTTACTTAACATATTTGTCTTATAAGTGTCAACATGGAAGTCTCCATCAAGTGCTTGGACATAGAAACCACCTAGTGTCTCGCTATCACCTGTCTTAAACTTCGTGCTTCCCTTTGCACTCATGTTAATATCATCGCTTGTGGCCAATGCAGAGATACCAGATCCTGACATATTTAACTTGACACCAGCATTTAAGTTCATATTGGCTCGTGCAGTGACATTAAAGTTCTCACACTCGATGTCTAGGTCACCGTTAATATAGACCTTTCCACTACCAGTTTCGACTTTCAAACTATAGTCTTCTTGTATATTTGTATGCGAAGAACCCTTTACAAAGGTTGACGAGACACCCTCTGTTGTGTTATACTGATCACCAAATGATTTAATAAAGATAGTACCGTTCGGATCGATCTGAAACACGGATCCAGAGGAGTGGGACATTAAAATGTAATCAGAACTTTCGTTCTCTTCACCATCACCAATCACAATAAAGTTATCACCACTCTTACTCTTAATCAATCGATTGTTATAGTTATTCTCTGGCATTGCAATGAGGGGTTCATCAAATGTTTCTTCTGATAAGGCTTGTGTAATGCCCTCGTTCACACTTGCTGCCTGGACAAGAGTCTGACCCTTATCCATGTCTTCACCCCCTTGATATCGATGCAGTTCAGGAGTACCAAATCTGTGTATACTCTCAGGCGGTAAGTAATTATCTGCACCTGCTTCACCACTACCACCTGGTAGATTTAAATGCATACCAGGTAGTCTACCTATAATCATAGGCTGTTGTGCTTCTCTTCCATCAATAAAGAAACCAAATACCCAATCACCAATCGCTGGTATCACAGGAGAAACACCATATGTACCATCTAATACAGTTGCCCAAGGTAAATCTTTTGTAGGAACATTATCTTCAACATCATTCGTCACACGAGGAGGATGAATACCAAACGCTCTTACACGAACACGACCTGCATTCGTTTTGTCATAGATATCTTCAACAATACCTACAAAGTGGAGCATATTATTAAAATAACCGCTCATTACTTATTCCCCATGTACAAATACAGTGTGTAAGTGATTGATATGATTAACAAAATCCCAACTAGGTCATTCATGCTCATGCTTTCAATCCACCCTTGGTCATTGATATTGATTGCTTATATGAATCGCCACTAAAGACATGGTCAATACTCATTACAATATATTTACCACTTCTCTCATGATCAAACTCTCTAGTACCAGCCACTGTGGTCCTAAACTTATATAGTTCAAGGTCAATCAGCATTCCTGGATGTAACTCTAATCTACCATTGATCTCCATACTTAAAGTATTCCTAAAGAAATGATAGTTCACAACAGGCTTGGCAGTATAGTTCTCATAGAAGTGCTGATAAGGCTTCTTCATATCTTGCTTGCCTGTAGACTGGCCAATCTGTGGGAAGTCAACAATCAGATACTCCTCAGGCTGTGTAGAGGCTGCCATGTATTTGTCGAGAAAGGTCTGCGTATGCGTTAGCTTTAGCTTCTCAGGCATCTCCTTCTCTTGATACTCTGTTGTGTAGTCATAGTCCCTTTGGATTCTGGTCCTTGTTGTAGGATCAAGTTCGGTCACGGTACGGCGGTACATTCCCTCCTTCATATCAAGAAAGGTATCGACCTTGTTCCCGTAGGACACATCGTTTACAGACTGTTGGGCAATTCTCTGGCCTGGTCCTGTGTTGTCTTCTACAGTGTTATAGATAAATTTTA